CGCAAGAGCAGACGCATCTCCAAAAACTTCTACTGTTTTTGATATAAGCAAGTCCGATAACTGTTAGGTCTCCATAGACTCCGTTTTTAGAAACGACTTTATTCATTTTGCCACCGCCTTTGGGTTTGCGCCTTTAATAGTAAAAAGGCGGAAAGAGTTAAGGCTTACTCCTTGTCGCGTTGCAATCGCTATCCGCCTTTTATGCATCAATTAGTATACCTTAATGACAGCACATTCATCCATGCGCTCGAAACTAGGCAACACGATTTCAGAAACAGTTGTCTTTGTCTGAACGGGGTCTGCTGTCTGTGATACAGTAACAGCGATTCTGCCATCGTAAAGAGTAAAGTCAGCGTTAGCGTTCTGTAATCCGCTTCTTTCTTCGGGTGTCATGCCGTACCAAGTATTTCCAAGTGCGCCATCGGGAACAAGTGTTACAAATCCGTTAGGCATGAACTGTGTTGCATTGCCGTTTTCTGCTTTGTACTTCTTTGAGTAAACGATAATTTCAACACCAAGTTCAGTTCTGAAGAGTTCCTTAACTCTTGCATCAGTAACAAATACGTTTGCAAGAATGTTTGACTGCATGATAGCGCCCTTAATCTTGTCATTCTTCTTCAAGTATGACATTGTTTCGGGAGCGATAATCATTGTTGTAGGACGAACGCCCTTTTCCTGTTCGATGTTGTCGCAAGCGGTCTGAACGTCTGCGATAGGGTCGGAATCATCAAGGTCTGTCCAAACGTTGTTGCCCGCTAAAGCGGTGTAGTTTGAAGAAGCCCATGAACCATCGGGGTCGTAGTCGTAAGCGTATGTTGCGCCATCGCCAACGAAAGAGATTGAAGGCTTACCATTGTTCTGAGGAGCAAGTAACTGCCAAATCATTCTTTCGGGAACTACTTCAGCACCTTCAACGAGTGTCTGAGCATCGTTGTAGATTCTTGAAATGAGTTCGGGTGCGTAAGGGTCGTTAGAATCAAGAATACGAGCGATTTCCTGTTCGTCCTTTTCCTTTACGAGCATGGATTCTTTGAAGAATGCCATCTCTGTTTCTTCTACCTTGAAGCCTTCTCTTGAACGAAGTGCTGATACAGTATCAAATGCACTAGGGTTGAGGGCAACAGGTAAACCTTTGGATGTCTTGAACCATGAAAGGTCAAGACCCGCTTTCTTCTTGGGAGGGAATAAACCCTTGCCAAGATAGGGAACATTGTTTGATGCTACTTCAGTAGCAACTAAAGCAATCTTTTTTGCTTTGAATACATCTGTGATAATCATTGCGTTTCCTCCTATGCTTCGAATTCGATTTTAGCAAGGGCATTCATAAGAGCGGTGTCGTAAGAAACTCCGCTGTGGCTTTGTGCTACTGTCTTGTTGACAGATGCAAATGCCTTGACTAATGAGCCGTTGGGGTTGTCATCAGTTACATCATAAAGCAAGATACCTTCAGCGTTGTTTGAACCGCTAGAAGTAACCGCCTTTGCACCTTGAGAGGTGAGAGGTGTTCCCGCCTTGCACATGTGACCACTAAACGCGGTTGATGCTACAGTAACGGGTACTAAGAGTTCTCCCCCGAGTTTTCTCTTTAAAATCTCGGGAGAATTTGACACATCAATTTTTGTGTACTTCATACGTAAATTCTCCTTTTCGTTTTACTTGTAAGCGTTAATAATATCGGCAGATTGTTTATTGCCGTTGCTTATGGATTCAACTACTGATTTAACCAAGGGGTCATCCTTATCGTCATCGCCACCTTCGCTACCGCCCTTACCATCGGGGTCGGGAGTTCCGCCAAGCAATGCCTTTTCGGTGTCTTCCTTGGTCTTCTTGTCTCGGTCTGCAAGAATCTGACCAAAAACTTTCATGTCAAGTGAGCCATCCTCTGCAAATAACTTGTCAGCCGTTTCACCAACGATACCAACTTCAGCAAGAGATGCTTTTCTTTCCATGAGAGCGATTTTCTTTTGCAAGTTGGCAACTTCAGCGTTGCTCTTTTCAACGGCTTTATTAGCCTTTTCGATTTCAGACAACTTGGATTCTTCAATTTCATCCAACTGTTTCTGAAGTTCATCGGCTTTGTCTGCCTTCGACTTGTATTCGTTAAGTTTGTCCTTTTCTTTCTGTACATCCTTGTTGTGGGTGTTCAAAAAGGTAGTTACTTGTTCGTCTGTAGGCTCTTCAATGCCTAAACTAATCAATAATGCTTTGGTTTCTTCTCTTGTCATAAAAGTTCCTTTCTCCACTACGCTTTTTCCGTTGGTTGCATCAACTGTGGTTGTGACCTAACGTGGTCACCGCAATTTGTTTATATGTATGCTAAAAGGCGGATGCCTATTTAACCGCTTGTGTTTGTTGCTCTTTTTGCTTGACATCATCCATTTCGGGAGGGTCTTCCTTTTCGGGAGCGTTGTTTTTAAACAAACTACCCTCGATAAGTTTGTCAATGCGTTCTTTACTGAGTGCAACAACTCTTTCGGGGTCGCTAAACAAGTCAACTGTCTTGATTGCAACGGATTCATCGATACCCATCTCAATGAGAAGTTTCAATGTCTCAGCCTTTGTGAGCATGTTTGAATTCTTGCTACGAGTAATCTTGATTTGGATATCCTTGGGCTGAAGAGAACTGTGCTTGTCAATTCTCATGCGATTGAGAACCAAACGAAGCATTGCTTTCTCGGACTTAAGGAATATCGGTTCATCACTCTGTGCTTTTTGCTCTTGAGCGGTATGTCCGTTTCTAAGTTCAACAGCAGAACCCGTATCACCGCCTGTATTGCCTTCGCGGTTAGCAATGAACTGAATCAAGAGTACCTTCTCGAAAAGGTCATCAACAGCAACTTGCGCTTGGGATTGGTCTAATTCCTGTCCCATAATGTCAACATCTGATTTGTTTTCCGCGCCATTCTTGGTTGTTACAGAGAAGAAACCCTCTTCTCTTAACTGACGGAACTTTTCGATGTCGATATCGCAGTTGATGAACTTAACAAATGCTTGAACAAACTGTTCAACGCCGTTGCTTCGGTCTGATGTCAACTTGTTGATTTCATCGGTAAGGAGGATTGTTAACTCAATGTCGCTAATTCTTCGCGAATTGTTGGGATATTCAACAAGCGGGATGTCTCCGTTTCCGTTGATACCCTGTTGAATAATTGCTCCGTCCTTGATGATGAAGAACTTGCTTTGTGTATATACGTTGTATATGTCACGTCCGTCTTTCGGGTCTTCCGAAATCGAACATGAAAAAGCGGGAGTTTTTAAGTCGTAGTAGACAACAAAGTTCTTACGAGGGTCGGGAACTCTCAAAGAGAACGGCGACTCTCCAAATAACTTCTTTGTCTTGTTTGCTCCGACATATCTGTATGCCGTTCCGCAAATAGAACGCCATTCACACAATTCGCCGTCATCGCAAGCCTTGTCTTCTTCCTCGAAGCAATTGTTCAAGTTTTCAAGTTCTTGAACTTTGTTTTCGTCATCGCTTTTCTTAAGCACGAACTGAATCGGTTCGCTAGTAAGGTTTGCGGAATTCGACTTAACAATAAAGTTTGCTATGTTAACAACGACCTTGTTGTTGATTTCGGGTCTGTTTTTCTTGACGCGGTACAAAATCGGTTGGTCGCCTCTGTAGTAGCGGTCAAGATACTCGATTTCCATTGCGTTTTGTCTGTGGTAAGCCAACGCTTGATTTAATTCGTCAACAACATTGCTTTCGTCAATCTTGTCTGCATTTGTGTAAATAACAATTCGTCCAAACCGATTGTGACACAATGCGGTAAATGAACGTGTATTTTGGTTGTAATATCTATATGCCATTAATAAAACCTCATTCCCGATGCTGTTGTTCTTTCGAACTCGTGTGTGTGGGTTACGTTTCGGTTTGTTGGATTGAATTTGTATATCCGATTGCATGTCTTGCATCTTGTAATCCAAGCCATGTGCGTTCCTTTGTCAACAAACAAAGGTGTTTTGCATATCGGACAGCGTATTATTTTCTCTCGTATCATGTTTTTGGGGGTACACAAAGCCCCCACGGGTCATTACCTCGTGAGGGCTTCGTAAAAAGGTTTAACATTGAGATGCGGAATTCATAGGATACTTTCTACCACTATCATCCTAGCATTTTTACAATGTGTTTTTTGTGTTATTTCAAAAAATTGTTAAGTTTTCTTGTGATTACGCTTCTTTCATAGCCGATTTTATCACCAATTTCCCTGTCTGTGAGGTGATTTATGAATTTCTCCATAACAATCTGCCTCATCTCGATATCTTCTATCGCTTCTATCGCAAGACCTACCTCGATATCGATATCAATGAATGCTTTCTTGCGTTCTTCTAGTGTGAAAAGCAATTGATTTAACTTATCATTGCGTTCCTTGTCGCTCTTTACGTTAGAGCCACTCAACACAAATGACTTCTCGGTGTACGGAAAAGCCTTGCTTGAACCTCGCACAACTCCGTGTTCTGACGGAATAACCATGT